TCTTCGATATTGAAATCAAGATCAATTTCTTCGGCTTTCTCTTCAACTTTTACGTCTGTTTCTTTTGTAGTTTCACTCATGTTTAGTCATGTTATCTTTTTAGAGACTTTAGTGTCATTTAATAATCATGTTATCTTTTTAGAGACTTTAGTATCATTTAATAATCATGTTATCTTTTTAGAGACTTTAGTGTCATTTAATAATATTGTACCACACGTTTACTTTGTGGAATTCATCGCAAGACGTTTTTTTGTTTCTTCCGGTGTCTCATTTTTCTTTTCCGCAAGAACTGCCAACTGTGACAACTGAAATTCTGAATGTGTGATCAGACCATTTCGGGCAGTCCATTCCACATAAAGCTTTTCATCGTCAAGACTGAAATCGGGCTTGAAACCAATGATTTCTTCAGTTGGCTTTGTATCGTCTGATTCAAGTCGCTTCAATCCGGCTTCGATTAATTCCATCAACCTTGCCCGAACCTTCAGTGCTGTGGTTGATTCTTCCGGTGACTTGTCTTTATTATCAACCGTTAGCCAAAGATCAATCACCTGACCGATAGGTGTATCAAGTTCGATTTCAGGAAGATATGTTTTCCGAATTAATTCCTTGATCGCATCATTTTCACGAATCGGCTTCAATGTATCAAGATCAGTTTTTGTAAACTTTGCTTGAAAGAATACCTTTCGCATTACGAGTAACAATGCAGGGTTTTCACCAAAAGTGTTTTTGATTAAACCAAGTTCATTGTTTCCATAACGCATTTTTTGTTTTGTTTTTTGTTCAGCCATATTTTTTATTATTGATTAAGTCCAACTGTGTCAGCCGGAATTGCCGGTGGTGCAACCGCACCTGTTGGGATTGGTTGCTTTGGCGATTCTGACATTTCAATTGGTGATACTGCACCGGTCATGCTCAAAATCTTGTTGAACAACATTTTCGCATTTGGATCAGTGAGAACCGCCGGATTGGTTGCAATAGTTTGAAGCACTGTTGTGAGTGTCGTCATGTGTGATTGTGTCGCACTTTCTTCACCGGTCACATCAACTTCAGATTCCCACACTATCCCTTCAAAGTATTTGTCCCATTCAAGGTCTTCAATTTCTGATGGAATGAATGATCGGACATTCCCCATTTCAGAAAGTTCACTTTTAACTGATTCTTCAGTTGCTTGAACATCAAGTTGAACCGGAAGTTCACCTTGCTTCAATGAATCAATGATTTCACGCTTCACTTTCTTTTCAGTTTCAAGTTTGATCAGCTTGCCATCAATTTGCTTGATGTCATGATCTTCAAGAACGCCGATAATCTCATCACGGTTCTTCAGCTTCTTCTTCAAGTGTGGAAGAACAAACTTTCGCATCATTTCTTCAATGTGCAATCCTTTGTTTTCAGTCATAAGTTCAAACAAGTCGTGTGATTCTGAAAGAATCGCTTCAGTTTGTCGCCACGCTGTGCCTGACTTTGGTGTTGTTCCAAGCATAGCTTCAGAAATACCAGTAATTTCATTTCCAAGTTGCTTCCACATCTGCCCGAAGTTCTGCATCTGTGTGATGTCATGAGAACCATTGTTAATTTGTGTCAGTGGTTCATTCGGTGCATGGATCAAGATGTCGCCATTCTCAATTGCTTGAAGTGCATTTTGCCCGACAAAAGTATCATCAGCCGTTTGGAAGATAAGCTTTGAAGCAATGTCCAAATGATCTTTGATTCCTTTCATTGTGTGGTTTTCCATCCACTGTGCTTCGAACAAGTGTTCAACTGCACCAATCGCTTGTGTTCGATTCTCTTCTTCAATCAAGTGAGTGATCATGTAAAGGCTTTTTGCTTCCTTCCCTTTGGCAAGTGTAAATTCATCAAATTCTTTGCCTTTGTCGTCTTTTGCTACAAAAGAGACAACGTGCATTTGTTGAACAAAAGTGTCTTCATCTTCTTCTTTGTCAGTCATATATGAAAGGGGAAGTTCACCATGAATTTCATACACTTTAATATAATTTGCTTTAGTGTCCTTCTTTTGACCATCACGAGTTTCTCGAACTTGAACCGCACTCAATAATGATTTGACTTTTCCTTGATCATATCCTGAACGCCGTTTCAATTGAGCCGGTGTCAGTTCGATGATTTCAATCACCGGATTATCATCAAAGTTTACTGCATCAACAATGATCTTCATCCAATCCATGACCATTGGGTGAAGCTTGCCGTCTTTTTCAACAAACTTCAGAACTGATGATCCATTCTTTGCAAGTGATCGCCCCCACTTATTAAGGAACGCACCAAAAGATGTGTCACGCATCCATTGCTGTAATTTCATTGTCGCAATAAACGAACGTGTGGTGTCTTTCAGTTTGGTTGACTTGATTCGAATATTTTTCCGATCAATATCAGTGGCACGATACCAAATATTGATTGCACTTGTAACAATATTGAAAAAGGGCTTGTCCCTTCCAAGCGAATCTTTGTCACCTGATGTGTGTTTAGAATTAGTGTAAGCATCAATCTTTTCAAGGTTTTCAAGAAGACTAAAACTCACATATTTGGAAATTGTTGTGTTACCAGTTCGATAGTCACTTTCCATCTTCCGAATCAAAACACCGATTTCATGTTTTTGTGTTCGATCAGACATATTTTATTTATTTGTAGATTACTGTGATGTCAGCCGTTCCACCTTCAGTGAAATAAAGACCGTTCACAAAATCAATTGGTTCAGGGAATTCAACAACTTGTGATCCTGATGGAAGAGTGTATGTGTTCATGATTAAACGATTCACTGAAACACCTGAAGCCAATGTCCCACCACCGAATGCACAGTTCGCACCGGTTTCAGTTGTAGTGATAGCATTTCCGGCTGTCCCTGCATCACGAGCTTCAACAACTTGTGTGGTTGCACCATTAGTTGTCGCTGTCACTGTTGGGTGTGGAACTGTCCCTGTTGAATACTTTGTTTCTTGACCTTCACCGCCACCTTGTGTGTCGCCCTGATTGATTGCTTGCTTCAAGTTATCGAGAGCGATTGCAGTTGATGCCCCAATTAGAACTTCATTTGCGACAAGGTTCGTCAAAGCCGTCTTCATTGTATAAGTTGTGCCACCAATTTTTACAGTGTCACCATCACTGAAAACGCCTGAAGCGGTAAGAGTACCGGTTGCTTTTACCCCCGCACTTGTTGTTCCTGTAAGACCATCATTGAATCGAAGTGTCCCACTTGTGTGAGAATTCACAATCACCCCAATGAATTTTCCTGAACCAGTTTTTACAAGAACTGATGCAGTTGTATTTTGAAATAATGCCATGATTAATAATTAATGAGTAAACCTTTTTTAAAAGTATATCACATCACTTTGCACTATTTGCAACCATGTTTGAACGATTGCGATTAAACTGTGATTTTTGTGCCGATGCCGTCTTTGTTCTTTGTTCCGAACTTCGGGGATTGACTTTCTTTCGAATCACAAGATACATTCGCATGATCCAAGTATCTGAATCATCCGGTGATCTTCCAAGTGCATCTTTGATGTCCGGCTTTTGTGTACATTGTCTCTTTTGATCAGGAATGGTTGTGTCTTTGTATTGTTCCAATTCTTGAATGATTACATCCTGAATTCCTTCTTCAACAGTTGAAGCAACCAAGTGATTGTTGACATGATCCGCTAAAGTGAAGACACACTGACACCGAAGATTCTTATAATCCGATACAAGAATGGGGGCTTTTTTAAGAACACCGGCATTTGGCAATTGGACAATGTTTTCATCAGTCTTAATTGGTGCATACGATGATTTGAATCCAACAATACCTTTAAGCAATGATGATGATGCAACCCCTGCCCCAACACCAATGGCATCAACCACAATATTCTTGAATGGGATTCCTTCAGTATCAGCAAGTTCACGAATATCATCAATGATGTTTTCAGTGTTTTGATTATACTTCTTGATTCGTTTGTATTCAGTCAGTCCACGCCACACTGAATAAACAACAGCATCATCACCGCCATCACTAATGTCAACAATCAGGGCTTTTTCATTATCGCCTTCAACTGTGTTGCTGAACACATCAATCAAAGCTTCTTGATCGAATAGAATTGTTGGATCATTGTCGAATTCCCAATCCCCTTCTTTCAATCGCTTTCGTGTTTTGATGTCTGAAATTTCATTCAAGTTCTCTTCATATTCATCAGCCGTGTGTGGATTGTCTGAATACAATGATTGAAGAAAACGATAGTTGTCGGGAAGTATTTTTCTTTTCCACGGTAAATAAAAGACACGATACAACCATCCTTTGTTTGGGTTACATGTAAGAAGCAACTTTGATTTGATTCCATAATCCTTGTTCATGTGTCGCCCGATTCGAGATTTCAGCACATCGAATGCTTTGAAGGATGTTTCACCCGCTTCTTCAATCCATCCGCCGGTGTATTCAGTTGATCCAAATCTTTCAAAGTCAGGATCACGAGGAATTTCATCAATGTCGAGCAAGTCGATTCGTGAACCGTTTTTGAATTCAATATAATTGTATTGACCATTTAACTTCCAATCACTGTCAGGAATCTTGTGATACTTACAGACTTTTTTGAATGTGACAAAAGACGATTGCATCAATCGCTTCAATTCCTTTCGAGCGATAAACCATTTTGTTTCAGGGTAGAAATAACATTGAGTGATCAGCCATTCACAACCAAGCCATGATTTGCCACCCCCTGCCCCACCACCAAAAAGTAAATATTTTGTTGTG